AGCGATATGCTCGCCCCATTGGACGTGACTGTGCCGTCGCTGAAGCGTGGAGCCACAGATCGCGCGGAGGCGTCATCCTTTCTGGCATACATAACCGATTGCATTCCGTTCACGACGACAATGGATTCCGGCAGCGATTGGAGCGTGTAAAGATCGGTGTCACCGGGCGTTGCCGAGGCCACATATGTGGTGTCGCCGTCTGGTGTGGTGGCATTGACAAGCGAATAGTGGTCGCTGCCCGTACTGGTGTCCAGAGATACGGAATAGTCGCTTACGGGGAAGAGACAGCCGATATGGCGGTCTCCCAAAAAATCCGAGATGCCGCCGGTAAGATTTGCGAGATAGATGTCATCGTAATAATTGGCATTCGCAGCGCCTGGACCAGAACTAATTAAGGCAAACTGATTCGCATATTCGTTGGACGATGCGGTCGTCCTCACTCCACTGACGCTGAAGAGCAAATTGTTGTTGACACGGACCGAACACATCCCGCTTGATCCGGCGCTGAATTGCACTTTCATCTCGATGTAATACCATTGATTGTTTGTGATGATCGCGCCGCCCTCCGTCGTTGCGCCTGCGATTTGTGTCAGCGATGCCGGATTGAGAAAGCTTGAACGGGTAGTGCCTCCCGTTGTAACATAGACCCGCCCCGCACAGTCTACACAAAGCGTCACCTGGTACGTGCCACTGTCACCAAAATAGAAAATCGGCGTACTGATCTGTGGCAGAATATCCAGCTTAAACGCCATTCCTGCAACGAGACCGTTTTCATTGTTTGCAAGGTTGTGGATGAGGCCGCTGGAACCTGTTGGGGAATTATAAAGGGAGAGTCCGTTTCCGGTGCGTCCGGTTGTCACGATCGGCGGCAGCCCTATAAGGGGCGATTGAGCATCCCACTTCGAAAGAATATTCGCCGTCGTGTAGTGGTCGCCACAACTGTCTATAAAGAGTAGTGCCATCCTATTTGCTCTCCGCCGGCTGTGAATAATGCGCTCCCGCCAAATGTGGGTCGTTCGACCACAGACGCGCAAGCAGCTCAGATTTACCGGCTTCGTATTCCTGCCTCCACACCGGCGCCCTGGCCTGCAGCGCCGCGTTTTGCGCGTTCTTGACTGCGATCATCGAAGCTGCATAAAACACAAGGAGCTTGGCGAGGTCGCTCTGGAGCCAGGTTGGCGCATCAGTGTCTTCCACCAGACGCTTTGGAAGCGCCAGGCCGTTGATCATCACCGTTTGGGGCGCCGATGGGCGAGGGTAGAGGCCGATGCCGTCCTCGCCCTGGTCGAACCAATATTGCGGTGTGCCTGTTATATCGGTGACCCACGTGGGATACCAGACTTCAAGCGCGGAACGAGAACAGTGCTGCAGCGGCAGATTATTCCAGGAAAGACCCCGAGCCGCCCATAAGCTGTTCCCACTCGGCACACTGACGACAGCCAGAGCGAAGCTCTGCGTTCCGGCAGGAACTGTGATTGTGCCGTAATCCAGAATTGGATAACATCCGCGGGCAAGGTCTTCCTGTGCCTCATTCAGATATTGAGTGATTGTGGCCGCCGTAATGATCGCGGCCGCGCCTCCTGTTCCGTTTGGCAAGTCGCCCGCTCGCGAGTTTGACGGCTCGCCCAGGCGCGACAACACATCGCTTCTAAGATCGCTTAGCTGGTAAGGATATGCCATTTTTGCTCCTGTAAAGAATCCTCTCGCTGCGTGTTGCCACGAAATGCCTTAACGCGATAACATCTCGACATGAAGAAAGCCGCCTCGGATAAACCGGAGGCGGCAGAGAACATAATGCTATTTGGTACTAACGAATCCAACCGCCGTTGCAACATGCCGCGGGGGGCTTAAGTGAAATGTTCGAAACGATCCTCTGTTCGCGAGCCTAACCTAACACTCAAATATACTTCCAATGCCATAGATACAGCAACGTCGCCGGCAACATCAATATAAAGAGATATCCCAACTGCAACAGAGCAAGGAGAACACGATCCTGTGGACCTACGTCGTCTCTGGCCAAAACTTCAAGTGCAATCATAGACAAAGCAAGCAATGTAAACAGAATTAGAGGAATTAAAGAGACATAGCGTGCCGGCCAAAGAATAAAATATAATACATATACAATCACATATGGAATGTAAAACGTCTCATTATCAAATGGACGCGCATCACTGAGTTTAATCTTTGTCATAATCTAATCAATATTGCAACCTTCGAGCCGGTCGAAGGTTGCATGGGTAATATCATCAGAACACAACACGCCGATTATTTTGCATTCTGATCATCATTCTGATGATTCAAATACCAGTAGTATAAAGCGGCTGGGGGCATAGCGTTTAGGCCGGCATCTATCCCACGTGACATCACAGCCTGGTGGCCTGCTGCTATAACACGCTTATACAGGGGCATCTTCACGATGTTGCCGTCCGGCGTTCGCATATAACCTTTCTGGAAGGTCTTCGCCTCCAGATCAAAAACTCCCGGCGGGGCCACGCGTACCCCATTCCACCTTCGCCAAAGTCCCAGAGGTCCCGTTACAGGAACAGGCTTGAAATACTTATTGAGCTCCTGCGGTAGCGTTACCTCCTTTGGAGTGTTGCTCACGAAAGTCACTGCCGTTCTCTTCCAGGGTTCTACCGGCACTCGATCTTTATCTAAAGCATAGATTTCGTACTTACCTGAAGCTAATTTCTGTTCCTTCGCAATACTCGCTTCTGCCGCCTCGCTGGTGAGATGCGCAAGTGTCAGATCCTTATCTGACGTCGATAAACGTTTACCAATATACTTCGCGCCCGTTGATACAGTTGTCCTGGCCTTCTTCATGCCCACTCCCGCCTGCTTCACGCCTGCCGCTACAGCAGCTCCGGCTTTCTGCGCTCCCGTCCGTAGCGCTCCACCATCCTGCGTCGCCCTGATCACCGATTTACCCAATGCCTGTACCGGCTTGATCATTGCCTTCCCTGTGCCCGCATCCACGATCATCCGCGATTGCTTCGCCTGCTTCGCCGCCAGATCCGCCTGCTCCTGAAGCGCCGCTGCTCCCCGGACATCCCCCATGGCAGCCCGCGCCGCTGACTGCTCCGAGAGCGCCGCGCTCCGCGCCTCCATGCGCAGCGCGTTTCCCATCGCCCCTTTCAACCCCACAGGCAGAATCGTCGCTCCAAACGTCATCAACGCATTGGGCGTATCATTCTGAAGCGCATCCAGGTAATTGGCCGGGATCTGCTTCAGCGTATGCGTTCCCGCCGCCGCGTCTCCCCCAGCATAATAGCCACCCGCCGTCGCCAAATCCTTCAGCGTCCCCGGCGTCGCCCGGTTAATCCCCGCGAGGCCATTATCCACATCCGCACTCCCCAAAGCCTGATGCCGGTCCGCCGCCGTGAAGCTGTTCATCGCCGCCCGCTTCTCGTTCGCCGCAACCTGCCGCGCCCCCTTCAAACCCGTGGCGTTCGCCACACCATTCGCGCCCAGCGCCACACCCGCCTTAATCGCCCCCGCAGTACGGTTCCCAAACTCCTTGCCATATTGGACCGCCCCCGCTACATACGGAGCCGTAATATCCCCAATGCCATGAGCCATCCCGCTCCCCATCTGATGAAGCGTTCCGGCGCGTCCATTCGCCCCAATAATATCGCCGAACCCGCTTACCCCCGCCTTAAAATAGTCTCCAGGCGTCGGAGCAGGATCATCATGCCCCAATGCATAAGTCGCGCGCTGCCAGGTTTGAGCATCCGTCGGTGTATGGTCCGGTAGGAAGTACTTCGCCTTCCCGTTCGCCCCAATTACACGAGTAATCCCCGTCGCATCCTTAATCATGCGTGGTTGCGCCTGTGGCCCCGGCGTAGGCGTCGCCTTGGCTGCCCCTCGTACCGGCCGCAGTACAGGCGTCTTCAATGCCGCTGCCAGGCTGATGTCCGCTGCAGGATTGATCCCCATCAGGACGGAATATGGCTTGTTTACCGTGTCCTGCCATTTCGGTTGCTTGGCAGATGATGCCTTCGCCTTCTGTTTAGGTGCTGCCGGCGACGCATTCAGTCCCGTAAACGGCTTTACGGCTGGAATGACGCTCTTGGGAAGAGGAGAGAACCCGTCGATTCCCAATCCTGGTAATAGTTGCTTCTGAGGGTCCATCGTTGTGTCCTGTGTAGAAGAAATGGCGTGTCGTTGAGTGCATATTCAACATGTCGCCTCTCGCTGTGGTTTTCGCCCCATCGCCTGATTGCGACGTGGGTGAAGCATGCTGGGGTAGTCCAAAGCAAAAGAGCCCCTGCGTTTGCTGGAGCTCCCAAAGATCATCCTATTTCGAAAGAAGCGATAAATGCCGCGAGCGGCCTAAGTGATTTTCCAGTAAGTGCCGTTAAAGTCGATCTACGCGCTGCCATCATCCGGAGCGTTAAACGTCGATGGAGATCCGCAGTTTGGAATTCGCCGGCGAGCCCACCGACGTATTGGAGCGCGTTGTATTATCGTCAACTTGAAGCTGGTAAGCCATATGTTATAGTCCGATCCCGCTCCACAATCCCAGCCGCTTCTGCCCGCCGGAGCCGAGAGGTATGCTGGGCAGGATGTAGCCGAGCACCGAATTCGCCCAGTAGTAACCATAGCTCGATGCCCCTGCATCCGTTGGATGCAGCGAATCTGCCCACTGGTCCGCCCGCCCTAGAAACCAAACACCGATGTTCTTGTTTCCCGCCGCCGCGTTCGGATACGTCCCGCTCGCCACGATCTCGTCAATGGCATCACAATACTGAATGATCAAATCATTGCGTGTGCCGTCACCCGCGAGCTGCAAGTCCGGATAATTCAGAAACACCTTCACGCTTGGCATGTCTATCAGCAGCTGCGCCAAATAGTTCTGAATGTATGTCTTGTAGTTCGCCTTCGTCGTACCGGAGCCCGCATCATTCGTCCCGAGCGTGTAGACCACATACTTCACCCCCGCCGCCTGGAACGCCGTCAGCCCACTCGAATAGTAGTTTGGCGAACTGCCCGATGTCGGATCGAAGTTAATCGCCGCCATCCCCGCAAAGGCATTATTCGTGTACGTCACACTCCCCGCATTGCCCGGGTTCAGTAGATACTGCTGCATGTATCCGACCGGCGTAATCAGGGTGCCGCCTGGGTTAGCATGGTTATAAATGCTGTCGCCCACGCCACCGACCTTCACGGCAACCCCGTTGCCTCCCGGTAGCGCATTCGTGATCGTCGGGTAAGCATAATTGCGTATCCCCGCAACCGCCGCCCCATGACCTGTCTTAGGAGACCCCGCCGAATCCACAGCATAAAACCGGTACGTGTAAATGGAACCGTCCGGAGGGGTGTCAATCAGGTTAATGCCGTTCTTGTCGTAAGTAATCCCTGCCGAAACATTCACTGCGCCGCTGGTCGCATTCGTGAACGTCGTCGTCCGGTAACGCCAGCAGCTAATTGTGTAGGGACCAATGCCGCCGTATGGCGGCGGGCTGTAAACTTTGATCGTGGTCGCCGTGTCCGGAACAGGCAGCCCCACGCCGAATGCCGGGTTAGCCCCATTCGCCGCAATGATCGAGATCGTGCAAGTATTCAGGCTTCCCTGCGATGGGTCCGTAATCGTCAGCGTCTGGCCCGCGCCTGTGCCGTCCGCATTTACCGTCAGCGTCGCCTGCGTATCGCTCTGGTAGGTAATCGACCCCGCGACCAGAGCCACCGAAGCTGCCCCCGAAAGCGCAAACACCGGCTGCGAAGTCAGCCAGTTCGTCCCCGTTCCCGTCAGCACAATCCCCTGAGCCTGAGAGCCAACCTGGATCGTCGATTGGTTGGCATTAAGGTTGGAAGCAGACTGGTAAGATGTCGATATCGTCCAGAACTTAACACGGCTGTTGAGCACCGCGTTGTACGAAATCGCATACGTCCCCGCGCTGTGCACGTGCGAGTCTGATGCCGTCGCCCCCGTCCCGGAAACCGTCGCAATAACATCCGTCGTAATCTTGTCTTGCAGAGTCGCAGAGAGATTTGTGCCTCCCGAACCATCGCTGACCGCTGAAAACGTAACGATGTACTGCCGGCCGTTTGTCAGCAGGAGCCCGGCCGGCGAATACGTCGCATTCACGACATTATTGCCCTGCGCAATTTGACTGAGCGCCGCCCCGTTATGCCACCCGATCCGAAGTGCGCCAAGCTGCACCTGGCAGTAAAAGCCCGATTTCGTGCCACCGCCGTCCAGGAACTGCTGCCTCAGAAGCAGATTCGTTTGCGAACTGCCGCCCGTTCCACCCGTCCCTGCCGAGCCGTCAAAAGACATCACCACCTGGATCTGCTGGTTGAGCTCCTTCTCCGTATCCTTGCGTCGCAGCCGGCACGTTAACTGAGCGTTAGCCCCAATCGTGGTAGCCTGAACCAGTACGTTCGATGCAATCGCCCATGAGCTTCCTTGATCGTCGATCCAGCCGTCACCCGTTGCAGGCGAAAACCATTGATCGGGAATGCCCACATTCGTGCTGCCGGCCGCCACCCCGAACGACGTATCCGCCCGTTGGAACGAATCATTGATGATGATTTGATAAGACATGGCAATACCCATCTGGAAATGAGATTAGTACACTGCGACGATATTCGTGGCCGTCGTATTCGTCGCATTGACACGTACCACTCGCAGCGGCAGGAAGCTGCCGGCCGTCACGCCAATAAAAGTCACGACATTTCCATTGACTGAAACGAGCGCAATGTTTCCTGCCCCCCCTATGTAGAGACCCGAACACGGGCCGGGATTGAGATTGGCGGAATCGCTGGGGGTAACGGTCTGCCAGTCACCGGCGAGTGTTGCGCCCTGATGGTTAGTTGTGTATGTAGGCATATTGAAACAAGCTCCTTAGGACTCATTCAACAATAAACGCTTCACAATAAATGGCAACAAGGGCAGTCTCCACAAGGGCCCAGGGGGCACCCCGCCTTCGGACCCGACTGCTGCACTTTGCCCGACTGCCATGAAGGCGCATTGAAAAGGAAATCCGCTCTCGAAAAGAAGTAATAAATGCCGCGCGCGGCCTTAGTAGTAGCCGCCAACGGCGTCAAGACGCTGGTTATCGGCGTGATTGGTGGCCTGGCTGAACAGACGCGCCTCCCGGCCAAGCTTGCCCTTGGCCCGCTCGTACTCTTCCTGGAGCATCGTCCGTCTTGCCAGATTCTCCTGGGTCGGCTTCTGAATAGCTCGCAACATGCAGGACCGGTACACCAGACACATATGCGCGCGGTCAGGAAGCGGACACTGATCGCTCTGGCTCGGCCACACCCCCGTCGGAACGCCGAAACCTTCCACATACAAACCGCCGATCGATAAGGACGCGGATCCACCCGAACTGCTGCCCGTTCCTGCCGGCCGCTCCAGAGTAGCGATCCCCGACGTGACCGAAACGATTGTAAACGCGCCGGTGCTAAAGCCCTCTCCGCCTGTGATCCGCATTGTATATCCGGCATCGCCGTCCACGAATGGCCGGCTTGCGCTTGATACCTGCGTTGGCGTAGCGCCGATCGTGAGATCGGTATAGCTATAGATCAGGCTGTTCGTATCCGGGGTGGGGTACAGCCAGAACTCGTTCAATCCCATTGGCATGAAATACCGAGGCGATCCCGGAGGATCGTTTCGCCAGCCGCAGCGCCGGTAGTCCAAATCCGAAGGCAGCGTCTCAATGAGCTGCTGCTTCTTGAGCGCCGCATCGGTCCAGAACACACCCGTGATTCGGTACAGCTGCGGCAGGCAGTAGGTAGCCTGATTTGCCGTAACATCCGCATCTACGACCATACTGAAGCAGTCCGTAGCTCGACAGACATCTGCAGCGGCCGTATCTATAAGGCGATCCCAGGCAAACGGGTCATCGCTGCCCACCGCCCCGAGAAACTCGCCCATTGTGTCCTTGCAGAGGACTGTTATCTCTTGACGTGTCACCGGCGCCCTCCAAAGTAAATAGGGCAACGCCACCTCGCCGCTATTGACGAGATGGCGTTGTGTCTTACGGCCGGGAGATCCCCAGGTAGCCGCTGTACGTGATCGTCGGAGTCGTGCCGCCGGTGATTGTGCACGTGAGGCGAACCCACTTTTTGTTCGTTTCGAACGGTATATGCAGCTCGCCCTGCTGATTTGTGGTTGTCAGTGTCAAAGGCGTTTCCACCTGGCTGCCGATGTTGTACCAGTTGGAATTGTCGTCGCTATGATCGATCGAAAACGCGACGACACCTGAGCCGGACGCGTTGTTGGCCGTGTTGTAATACACCTTGGCCTTCATACCTCGTCGTGGTGTTCCTGTCTTGATATTGAGGCCTGCGCCGTTGAACGTCGCAGTTTTTGTGACGGCTGCCTGCAGCGTCAGCAATGCATCGTTAGGCATCGTATTTAATCCTTTCAAGGGACAAAAGAAATGCCTCCGCAGATCTGCGGAGGCATTTTATTGAGCTGCTTGCAGCATTACGCAGTCTTAATGTCGAACTGCCGGCAGATGGCGCGCGTGTGCGGCATCCACAGACCGAAAGCCCAGTCTATGACGGTATTGTAAGTAACGCCGTTGGTGGGATCAAGGCCCAGGTTATTTGGCTTGAGCGGCTCGAACTGCCAGCCGCAGAACGTGTCCTGCCCGTACCGAACTGCATACAAGGACGTGTACTTGCTGCCGGAGCTCCAGATCGTGCCCGTCGCGGTCTCATCGCCGATGATGCGCGATTGCTGGTCCACCTGGCGGCCAAGGTCGCGGATCTTCGCTCCCTTGTACATCGAGACCGTCCGGTCGAAGGCATCCTTCTGTGTGTTGAAGCCTGCCCCGGCTCCAAGCAGGCGCACCGCGCGTTCCCAACGCCGTTTCAGCAGATCATTGCAGTAGAAGACCACACCATCGCCGTCCGGCGCGTTCATGAAGTCGAGCATCTGTTGAACCTGTTCAATGAACTGGTTCGCCGTCGCCTGCGTCATGCTGCCCGTGAGGTCCACGCCGAGACCATCGATCTTCATCTCGGAATTGACGCCGTACTGTACGGCATTATCGATGCGGGCCTTCAGCCCCACCGGAGCCTGGTTGTCTCCGCTGCCGTCGTGCGCATTGTTGATGAACTTGGTGTTCACATCGTACGTAAACGCCTCGTTCCACGCGTTGATCTGCACATCGAGCGGATCCTGAATCGCGTTCGTATCTTCCATGAGCTTCTTATCGACCTGGAACTGGTTTCGCACCAGCCAGATCTGCTCCTGATAAGGGCTCGGCTTTCCACGCGTCACAGCCGGAGCCTGGTTGATCTGTCCCCAATTGACAGCGGGGAGGTTATCCACGAAACGGACACCGTTCTGCACAAGCGTCTTTTTCGTAATCAGGGGGATGTCCTGAAGGATATTCGCCATCTTGTGTAGCGAAAAAGTGATCTTCATCACCAGAGGATCATTGCTCTGCACCGCATACTCACTCAGAGTAAGCGCATTCGCATCTATAGGCATTCGATTTGCTCTCCGTCAAACAAGAAAAGACCACCTCAACGAGGCGGTCTCAGTGGTGTATTGTCGCACCGGCTACTTCCGGCGCAACCTCGTTCTCATTGGAGCTGCATCGGCACATTAACGACTACGCCGCAGGTCAAGCGCGACCAGGTTTCCGAGCCGCCGTCGCCGCGGCCCAAACCGCTCCGATACTCGCAGTCACTATGACTGCCTCTCTAACCACCGGCGCGGGCGGCGCGCCAGGATTCACTTTAACGCCCCTTCATCGCTCAAAGAGTCCGGCATAAATAGGATTGCCAACGGTCGGACTCCATACATCTCTCATGGCTGACGATCCTATCCCGATCGTCCGATCCCGAACAATGAGCGCCACGACTGCTTCCAGGCATCACCGCCACCCTGCGCCGTGAAAGGCTCATGACCCCCATATCCTTCCGGAGCCGGAACGGCGCTCGCCGCTGCCTTCTGCGCTTGGTAACGCGCCAACACTTGCTGCTCAACTGCCAGATGGTACTCATGAGAGGCGCGTGCAAGTTCAGTTACGGGCGCGCCCGTCATCTGGTGCAGCGCGATTACATACTCAGGGTCCATTTCGGGATAGTATTGCTGTGCCGCCTGCATCTCCTGGCCCACACGCCATTGCTGATACATCGCTCGGTCGTTTGCAGCCAGTACACGCTCCCGTTCAGCCGCCCACAGCACCTCTGCTGTGTTCCAGTCGTATTCGCCCGCCTCAACCTTTGCGGCAAGCGTCGATGCGATCGGATCAAGCTGCGCCCGAATCTGTGCGTCTGCCTCCTGCGTCTGGATCGCCTCGATCACATCGTCAGGGCTGTCAAATCCCTGCTGACGGAACATATCCACGATTGGCTCCCACGCCTTAGCCTGGTCGCGCTCATGAATTACCTGCGCGAAACGATCGTAAGGAATAGGGCCACGTTCCTCGGCAATACCTCCGTCCTCGCGCTCGAAAGCCGGTACCGTGTCGCTATCTGCCTCCTCGGCCGAATTACTATCGGGCTGGCCATCATAAAAAAACGGCGTCTCCTCGCCAGGTGCGCTTCCCTCAAAGTCGGAGGATAGCGACTCCTCCGCAATATTTACTGCCTCATCTCCGAAATCTTCTGCCATGGTTCTGGAGTTGCTCCTCTTTATAGAAAACCTTGTTCGGTATTACGTTTGTCGGTATGCCGCATCGCCTACAGCTGACCGCACTGTGATATCCGGCCCGTTCCCTGGCAGTGTGGACAGCAGTCAGGATGCGCCGGCGCGGGCATGATGCGTCCCGACACAGCCCGCCCTGGTGCGGTAGGATGGGGGATGGCATGCGGTGAAGCCTCATGCCCCTGCGTTTGCAGCTTCTTGGCTGCGGGAATCCCCAGCAGCGATCGATAACTCTTCGTCGGCGGTTTCATTCTGTCTGCCCTTTCTGTTTCCTGTCCCTGTTTGTCCGTCCGTTCCTTGTGCTGCTCTGCTCTCTCGCCTGCTGCAGTGCCAGTTTATGCTGGAAGTTAAGATTGGCCAGCTCAGCCGCATGCTGATGTTTTATGTCCATGATCTGAGCGTCGGCGGCAACGCGCGCATGTGCGGATGCCGCTTCATGAAGCTGATCTGCCTGTTGCGCTTGCTGCGCAGCCTGAGCGGCTCCTTGCTGCTTAAGTTGCTGGATCATCGCAGGATCCGGCGCATCCGCCTTTTGCTTTTCAATCACCTCGTCGATCCGTTTGTTGAGTTCGTCCGACCGCTCCAAATTGAGAAGGTCCGTTACGAGCCGCAGCGACGGCAGGTTTTGCGGCTGGAATGCGCCGGCATGGAAGAGGTCGATGATTTGCTGAGACTTCGCGGCGGCCGTCTTGGGCGTTGCCGATCCTGGTGTAACCTTAATGCGGCATTCACCGCCCTTTGAAAGATAGCGCAGCATAAACGGCCCGGTGCCCTTCTGATTGGACATTCCCAGTCCGGCAAGTCTGGGAATGCCGCTCGGCCCGCCTATTCCCGGAGGTTGCGGCGCTCCCCCGGCATGCTGCCCGATAGCCCCGAGTATCGCCGCGGCCGTCGGCCCGGTGGGACCGCCGCCAGGCATACCTGGAGCCTGAAGTCCTCCTGGTAGCCCTGGCGTACCCGGTCCCGGCGGAGTTGATCCCGGCGCGCCAGGGCCGCCAGCTCCCATAGCAGGCATTCCGAGCGTTGAATTGCCGGGACCGAGAGGCGGAATGTTGGGAGAGGCCTGCATTCCCGGCGGCATATTAGGATCGACGGGCGCTGCCGGAGGCAGGCCTATCGGCCCCCCAGGAAGAGAGATGGGAGGAGCCGTAGGAGGTGCCGCGTCATCTTGCGGAAGCCCGATAATTCGCGGCTCCGCATAATATTGACCGCACAGTGCAATCTCCCAGTTCGCTCGCTGAACCTGCGCTGTCTCGATATTGCCGACAAACTCGGACATCTGTGTCTGATCAGACTGCTGCAACAGCTCGATCGCGTTTCCGGCCGTCACTCCAGGCGGCACAGATCCGTTTGAAACCTCATGGACACCCGAGATATCCTCCATCTGCCCGCCCAGGATCTGCAGGTAGCTGAACCAGTACTGGTTTACCGGCGGTGTCTGCTGGTACCCCGGCGGCTCTCCCACATACTCCACGATTTCATAGTTGCGTTTGCTCTGGTAAGCCCCCAGACTGATTTCGCTGCCCTCTCGCGCCAGGATCGTCGGCTTATCTGTGTTCACACGGTCCTGAATACGAGAGAGGGTATTGTTGAATGCGCGCTGCAGTGGAATTAAGTCCGTTACTGCATTCAGTGCCCAGAGTGCCCCCGTCTTCTCCTGAAAGCCGAGGGGAACGAATGGAAACGCATCGCGCTTCTCATATGGCCATTCGCCGCAATGCAGCAATTGTCCGCCTGCCGCTCGGACCATTCGCCCTTTTGGGAACCGCGCAGTAGGCTTTTCCCACATCTCATATAATGTGGCGCTGTTCTTCCCCGCCGCCGTTCCGCCTCGCTGCTGGTCGCCGACAATGCTGTCCAGTCGCGCCTCAATGTAACCGGATTCGGAACCGGTATCGCCCTGCACCCGGTAGCCGGCCTGACCGAACTTCTGCTGGAGGTAAGAGAGGGGAACGACCTTGGCATGGATTAGCCATCCGCATTCCCGCCATGCCCTGGCCTTTGGATCCGGATAGACCTCGAAGGGCGAGACGACAATCTCTTCCACATCGCCGACCTTTGCCCGTACCTTGCCGGGGCGTCCAAGCGGATCGACGGAAGGCGTCCAGGCTTCCTTGGTGGGGTCCCAGAAGATTTTCAGAAACGATGTCGATGTCGTCAGCGCCGAATCCACCCAGGAGCGCGTCTGGTGCTGCCGGTCGAAAATCAGATCATAGTGATCGAGCACGCATCGCGCCTCTTCCGCAGCGCCGATATCCTCAGGCGTATCCGTCATCGGCGCTACCGAAGCATCCGGCTTGGACATCGTTGCCCGAGCCTTGAGTTTCGTTGTGATCGGCCGGATCTTATTGACGACAATATACGATCGATATCGATCGTGGGGATCGATCAAGGATTCAATGCGCCCCGTCTCCGTGCGCCACTCCACCCACTGGTTCCCGATCTCAAATGCCTTCGCAAGAAGCCACTCCCGCTCATGATGCCTCCGCGCCTCCGCAGACTGCTTGAAGCGAGACATGACTAGCTGAACTATCTCCTGCTCGTTCTCACCTGGCGGCTGTGGCGGATTCTTAAGGTCGGAAGGCTTTACCTCACTCTCTGCATTTTCAGGA